ACTACTCTTGGTGGTAAAGATCCAGTTTCTGAGTACAATACTACTCTATGGAACAATGGAACAGATGCAGGTAAAGAAACCGCACGTAAGCAGAAGCGTAAACTTACATACATCAGTAACATCTATGTTGTAAAGGATCCTGCTAATCCTGAGAACGAAGGTAAAGTATTTCTATACAAGTATGGAAAGAAAATCTTTGACAAACTAACTGCAGCAATGCAACCTGAGTTTGAGGATGAAGAAGCAATTGATCCATTTGATTTCTGGCAAGGTGCTAACTTCAAATTGAAGGCAAAGAACGTTGCTGGTTATCGTAACTACGACTCTTCTGAGTTCACTCCTGTTACTCCATTATTGGATGACGATGATGCACTAGAAGGACTCTGGAAGAAAGAGAACTCTCTTGCAGAACTTGTTGCTAACGATCAGTTTAAGTCATATGATGAACTTAAGACTCGTCTAAGTTATGTTCTTGGTAACAAGAAAGTCACTCAAGATGTAGAGACTATTGATGAAGATAATGATAGAGGTGAAGCAGAACAGTTAGTAACTGCTGCTGTTACATCAACACCTACTCCGTCTAGCACGGATGACGATGATGAAGCACTTTCGTATTTTGCGAAACTCGCTGCTGAATAACACAAAAAAAGGGGTCGTAAGACCCCTTTTTTAATATGGCATTGTAATATTAGTATTCTCTGTTCGTATTAGGTCATCATCTACAAACTCGGATGATCTACCATATACCATTACATCCCTAAAGTCATTTAAGAATTGTCCTAGATAATCATTTTTTAGTAAATATATTTTTCTTTTTTTATCATTTAAAAGCATTTCGTGGGTATAGTTTGAAATACCTGATAGAACATTAGATCCACTCTTAGTAACATATCCAGTAACAGCAGCTGAATTGCTAGGATCATAAAATTTAACTGAGAAATCAGAGTTAACTCTTTGACCTTTTGGTAAAATTAATTTACCGTTACTATCTTTAATTTGTTTTGTTTCATAGTAACGTATTTGATTTAAATCATCTCCATATTTATCAAGTGCGAAGTTATATATATCTCTATTGGAAAGTGGCCAATCATTTCTAACATTTATTATATTAGCAGTCGTTAAAACAACCCAGTCTAATTCTGCACTACCATACATTTGTTCTGCTACAGTTTCAGGACGATATTCATCAGGTATTTCATATTTGTCAAAAACAGTAAATATATTTTGTAGATCATCTCTTACTTTAGATCTACGAAATATATTTTTTACTTCAATATAATCCAAAGAAGAATTTTTGGATGGTAAGAATGATTGATAAAGTAAGTTTGGTAGTTCTCTGAAATATCCCATTTTTAATATCCTACTGTGTTGTCTGCATCATATCCATATTTGTCAAAGTAATCAATATCATAGATTGGTTCAAGTTCTTTAAAGGTTAAATCCATAATCATAGAAATAGGTTCTTTGTTTTCATATGTTGCATATACTCCTTCTGCAGTATAATTAACTGAAATATCAGTTAAGAAGCATTGTTTAAATTTATGTAAGAATGGATGATCCCTTCTTCCTGATTTATATCTTAATTCAAATACACTAGGTGTCTTTAAAAATAAATTAGGACCACCAGTAGTTACTTTAGGTGCCATGTTCATTTTAAAGGTTCTCATAATTAATTTTATTTGTTCTGCTTCATCTTTACCTCTTGGAGTCATTTTGAATGAGAACCTGAAGTTTCTTAATGTAGGACCATTAAATAACAATTCCATATTTGGGTTAAATATTTGACCATCTTGTCTAGCTAACATTTGATTTACAGTCACATTACCACCTAATGCATTGACTGCACTTGCTGCTAATTTTTTGGTAATAAGACTTCTTATATTACCTGACAATCCACTATCACCAATTGATGCATTTATAATTTCAGTAGCTTTTTTTCCTGCATTTCCTAAACGAGTTTCACCTTCTCCTGGTTTAGCAGACAGTGCATCCCCTACCTGTGTCATTAAACTTTCTGTTCCACCAAGTGCTGCACCAACAATACTGTTCATTTTAGAATCACCAGCACTTATAGAGTTTCCATCTTGAATATTTGCTGGTATTTGTAATAATACAGTTCCTTTATTTACTAATGATTTGGTTGATACACCTTTAGGAAGTTTGTTTCTATTGATAGTATTTCTTCTATTACCTGGTAATGATACAAGAGTTGAAGCACCATGTCGTTCTTCATTTTGTTTTCCTATTGGTGAGTATTCTACAATGTCAATTTGTAGATAGTCTGTGGAATCTGTTAATGATTCTAATGGATACCTTAATAATCCACCTCTTGTTCTTATTGGTGCTTGTTGGTTATTAAGAATTGATCCTGTAATTCCTGTGGTTGTATTTTTAGTTTTAGAAGTGTAGTCGGTTTCTTTTAAAGGTTTTCCTGTGTCGGGATCAATGGCAACTGAACCTGGAAGTTCTACGCTAGGCACTCCTCCTGCTTCTTTAATAATTTGTGCAGACTTTACAGTTCCCTGTCTATATTCCCATTTTTTCTTTTCTGTTACTAAAATCCCTGTTGACTTATCTCCAATTTCACCTGATGGTGTTAGATATGTTCCAGACTGAGCTTCAAGATATTTTGTAACCCATGCATTCTGTAATTTTCTATTCTCTACAGGGTCTTCTTTCCAAGTTCCTAATGCCATTATCGACCTATTTTACTAATTATTAGTTATTTAGACGCATTTTCGCATAAGGTATTCCACGTAACGATTGTATCTCTTCATTTGACACAATATGCAGTTGTCCTATTACCTCATCCCATGTATATTGTCTGAATCCACCCCAATGAAAATTAATACCTCTAAACCCCCATTGAAAAATATCAGTGACTGCTACTAAAGGAAATTCATCATATTCTATATCAGGTGTTTTGGGTTGATAAACGAATGTATAATACTTACCAGCTTCTGGAACTAATTCTGTTTCTGATAATATCTCTAGAATTTCTAGCATCCTATCATCAGGACTTACTGCACCAAGTATACTTTGTTTTGCATCATCGATTCTATCTGCCATTACTTAATACCTAGTTCGTTTTCTGTTAATACTTTAAATTCTAATTTACGATCTTTACAATATTCTGTTGCTGCCTCCCATTTTGCTTGATTTTTTACATATTCGCATACTTCACGAATATATTTTTTAGTTTTTATTTTTTGTACTTTTGGTTCTATACATTGTTTCTTTGGTTTGATTTCAATTACATATTTTTTAATTTGTCCAGTGTTCTCTCTAACTTTAATATAGAAATCTGGAAAGTATCTATGAGCACGATTATCTATGGGAGATATATAACGAATGAAAAATTCTTCACTTCCCCACTCTAAAATATTCTGATTACTATCACAATATTTCATGAATTTAAGTTCCCATAAAGAACGGTATATTATATTGGTATAATCACCTCTATACTTCTTAGGAATGCTTGGTCTGAATTTTCCTTTATAAGCCATCTAAATAGAAATAATATAAGACTCGTAAGGTATTTAGAGTGGCAAAGGGTATAGTACAAAGAATAACGATGCAGGAGGTCAAGGAGAAACTTGGCAAACTGTCGTTGACGAATCAGTATCAGGTTCATTTTTCAGCTTTAAATAAAACTATAACTGATTTTCTTAAAGATTCTGGAATTGATAATGTTGATATTTTTCTATCTAGAGATGTAGGGATACTTTGTTCTGATGCATCATTACCTGCTAGTGCATATGCAACAGGGGAAGTGAAGGATAATTTTATGGGTATTCCTCAAGAGTTTGCTCATACCCGTTTATATACTGATATTGATTTTACTTTTTATGTTGATCAAGATTATACATCTTTAAGTATTTTTGAAGGATGGATGGATTATATTTCTAGTGGTGCAGATGTTGATCCTGAGGAAAAAGCATTTTATAGAAGATTTAGGTATCCAGATGATTATAAAGTTAATACAATGACAATCACTAAATTTGAAAGGAATATTAAAAGAACCTTGATGTATGAATTTAAAAATGCTTTTCCCAAATCAATTACATCTTTACCTGTTACATATGGAACAGCAGATTTAATGAAAGTTTCTGTTAATTTTAATTATGATAGATATGTTGTAAATAGAAGTTAGAATTACCCCTATAAATAAAATTACTGAAGTGTGAAAACATTATGCCATTACCAAAGATTAATACTCCTACTTATGAG